AAGCAAAACTCGAGGCTCTCCCGGATGGGTGTTGTGGTGGGCTCAAGATAGAACCGATCATTATGTCGGTTCTTTGTCTTCCACGCCGGAGCGGAAAGACGTTCAACACCGCGGCCTATGTTCTCTCCCAGCTCCTACTCCAGCACCACCGGCGGATTGCTTTTATTTGTTCGTCTGAGGATCAGATGAGGAGTCTTTTTCGAGAGAACTACTCCACCATCGTCAAACAGAATTCCAAGATGGGGAAATCTCTCGAGGTGTTCGAGCATAGAGGCACCATCAAATGCGCCAAGACTAAATCTCTCTTTGAAGGGATGAGCACCAGCCACGGATCGGTCACTGGTCGCGGGCGGACCAACGTGATTATTGACGAGTGTAGAGACGTACCAAGCCGGACCATGATGGCTCTGCTACCTTCGGTCTACGAGGCCAACGGAGTGGAGTGTCCACGCGGGCACATCCACACACCAAACACGGCGGAAGCTCCAAGCCATTGTCCGGTGTGTCGGTCAGAGCTCGAACCCTGGTACGGTCGGATCTTGCTGATGAGCTCCGCGGGATTGATTGAGGGATCTGGTGGGGAAAAAGATTGGTTCCCTGAATTGATAGAACACCTACGAGCGAACCCATCCCCCAACGTCCACCTCTACGAATCGGAGAGCTCGATAAACCCGGACGTCTCAGAGGTAATCACCAATACGGTTGAGAGCGTGTTTGGTTCTCTTGAGTCCACTCGGTCATACGTAGCGGTGGAGGTCGGAAACCAGTTTACGCGCAAAGGTGAAAACCTATTGGTCAAACCACAGATCGATCGATGCGTGGACTCTGGACTCCGGAATCACACGAGCTCTGATCAAAAGTGTGTGGCGTTTCTCGACACGTCCCGAACCAATGATCTCACGTCTCTGGTGATACTGGCGGAAGACCCTAAGAAGAGCACGGAGCCATGGGGTCACCTAGTAGTGGAGCGGATAGACATATGGGACCCTAAGAAGCTCCCAGGGGGCGTTATCAATCCGGCTGAGGTGCTAGCACATCTTGATCTATATCTCCCCATGTATCCAAACCTAATGAGTCTAGCAGTAGATACGCGGGTCATGCCGTGGGCCACCGCATTGGTCAAAAAAGTTAAGAAGGAACGGACATGGGGACGCGTGGTCCAAGGGTGGAACAAACGGAGAGCAGAGCGTAAGAGCTCGTGGTCTCTACTCCACCAACGGATCCTAAGTGGAACCATCAGAATCCCTGCAAACCAGCAGCTCAGAAAAGAGCTCATCTCGGTCCGAAAAATAACAGATATAGACGGCCAAATGGATATTCGGGATGCGTCTAGGAGGCACCGCCACGTAGATGTGGCGGATGCTTTGGCGGTCTGTTGTTACCTAGCCCACCTTGAATCAATCACGGACCGGACTTCTCTTGGTGCAACGATTGAAAACGTCAAAGCGAGAGCTCTACTCCGCCAGCTCTACAAGCCGATCAACAAGAGGATCGATCTAGATAAATTCTGATCTCTCTCGGTCGTTTTTGCTTCACCAAGAAATAGAATTCTTCCAATGATCTGCCATGCCGATCCTGTTTGATGAAACCGCGGAAGACGCGAGATTAAGACCCAAGGCTTTTGGTGGCTCGGGTACAAACGTGCGAGCGGGATCAATCGATGACCTAGATCAGAACTCGGATTTACGCGGCGATGCTTGGTATGGGGATCCAACGTCGATCGGCGTAGCGGACAAGATGATGAGAGATCCGCACGTCCGGAAATCCATTGACTACATCTCCGATCCACTCCGTGCGGCGCACTGGCATTTCCAACCGGGCGGAGACTCAGAGCTCGATCAGGAAATCGCGGACTTTTGTTCGTTCGTGTTCTTCGAAAACCTTAACTGGGATGCGGTTCTAAAGCACATCCTAAAATACAAGGTTTATGGGTTCTCACTTTTCGAGATCACGGACGATATCCGGACCGTAGACTCTGGAAGGTTCCCCAACTTGGGGACGGATCAAGCTGCAGTAATCACGGGGATGCACCACCGGCCAAGCTGGACTTTGCAATACTGGCACCAGTCAAAACGGAACCCGGAACAAGTGGACGCCATTACCCAATGGATCATTGGGAGCGACGGAGAGAAATCTGGTTTTCGTCGGGTAAGAGCGGAGAGGCTTCTCCGGTTTACTGAAAACCAAGACGGCGCAAATTACGAGGGACTCCCAACTCTGCGGTCCGCTTATGGCGCGTGGAAATGTCGGATCCAGCTCATGATCATCCAGATGATTCGAGCGGAGCGGCAAGGGGTCGGAATCCCAACTATCAAGCTCCCCGAATCTGCAATTGATGAAGATATCGACGCGGCCCAGACCATCCTCTCTGAAATGCGGGCCCATGAAAAAGGCTATTTGATTCTCCCCCACGGATACGAGTTTTCTTGGGAAACTACGACCGGCGGAGAAGCGGGAGCTCTAAGCCAAGCAATTGAGCAAGCGGTCCGTGATATCTCTTACAACGTAGGCGCGGGATTTATGAACCTAGGGCAAACGGTCCACGGTTCTTTTGCTTTAGCTCAGTCCCAGCAAGGTCAATTCGAGATTGGCTTAGAGGGTGATGCTCGATTCATTGCGGACACGTTCAACAATGGATCAGACGGATGGTCACCGGTGGAGCGGTTAGTCCGTTTGAACTATGGCGCGGACGCAAAGCTCCCCCGGATGAAAGTGGGCAACATGCCCACCAGAGACTGGAGCAAGATCCTCCCGGTGATCAACTCACTGAGTCAAACCGGGGTCATCGTACCGGACGAAGTACTCGAGGCGTTTACGCGGCAAGTTCTCCGGCTTCCTAAAGCGGACCCAATGACGGCGCGGCAATATACCCGCGGCCCTGATTCACCATTCGCAGACAACGGAAACCCAACAGCAGACGAACCGGAGGTGGAAACGGATGGGAATTAGAGCGGCACTCTCCGGACTATGGAGCGGACTATGGGCAATGGACCCAAGAGAGCTCGAACAATTTGCGCGGGACCTCTATGGCGCACAGACCGATCAAGAATTTCACGCGGGAATGTATGGCACCACCACCACAGACATCGAGCTCTACTCCGTTGTTGATGGAGTGGCCCAAATTCCAATCCAAGGGGTTATCCTAAAGCAGGTACCCAACGTAATGCGTTGGCTTGGTATGCAAGCGACAAGCACCACAGAGACGGCGCTAGCACTAGAGACAGCTCTCTCAGACGACACGGTCTCTGAAATTGAGTTCTACGTAGACTCTCCAGGCGGGACGGTCTCGGGTGTTCAGGAGCTCGCGGACCTTATCGCAACGTCACACAAGCCCACCACCTCAGTCATTTCCGATATCGCGGCAAGTGCGGCCTATTGGCTTGGAGCTCAAGCGGATCATGTGGTGGCGAACCCATCCGCGTTGATCGGTTCGATCGGCGTTTACCGGGTGATGATTGACAGTTCCAAGGCGTACCGAGACGAAGGACTGGAAGTCCACTTGGTCCGCTCTGGTGAGCACAAAGGGACCGGGACTCCTGGAGCTCCAATCTCTGCGGCAGAGCTCGCAGAAGAGCAAAGACTGATCAACCAAGTGGCGGACATGTTTATCGACTCGGTAGCAATCGGGCGCGGCATGACGAGAGAGCAAGCGGGCAAACTGGCCACCGGCCAAGCTTGGTTTGCAGCGGATGCGGAGCGGCTTGGACTCATTGACGAAGTAAATGGATCAACGGTTGGCGTTGCATCCATAGAACCCGCGGAAGCGGATCAGGAGGATCTCACCATGGATGGTGATGACATTGGAAGCGCCAACGCTGCGTTGGTGGAGGAGCTCGAGTCTGTGAAAGCAGAGCTCGAGGCATACAAGGCGGAAGCCCAGACGGCCAAGGTTGCATTAATTGCGTTTAGAGAGAGCCAGAAAGCGGATCTCATCAACGCGGCAATTGCGGACGGTCGAGTGGTTCCAGCAATGGCGAAGCAGATCGAAGGATTTGCGGAAGCGTGCGGGGACAACGTTGGTCAGCTCAAGGAATTCTTGGAGGCATTGCCTAGCCAAGTTCGTCCGGAAGCTCAAACCGTAGCACCAGCGGCGGACAATCGAGCAGAGCTCTCAGACTCGGATCACGCAGTCTGCAAGCTTCTCGGACTAGAACCGAATGAATTTATTAAAAACGGACAGTGGGACGCGTTGTCTCACAATGGTGAACCAGTGAAGGGGGTACACTAAGATGACAGCTCTAAGCGCGTCACGCATGACAAAATCACGGGGTGTTGGACGTAAGGTCAAGTATCTCATGGCGGCTTCTACCACCTGCTATCAAGGCGGGATGGTGTGCCTAAACTCAGCAGGTTTGGCAATCCCAGCGGCTGCGGCTTCAGGTAACAAAGCCGTCGTGGGCGTAGCGGTTAAAGACATTACTAGCGCCGGATCCGGTTCTTACTGGGTAGAGGTTCTAGAAGGTGAATTCAATTTCGCTGGGGACACTCTTGAGCAAGAGGACGTAGGAGCGATTGTCTATGCAGACGATGATCAAACCATTGATGAGACTCAGGCGTCCAATGCTCCCGTAGCTGGACGTCTTATTGAATACGTTGGCGCCTCAGAGGGTTGGGTCCGAATCGGTCCTGATACCATCGTAGCATAAGGAGATTAGAAAATGAGTTTACTTTACAGCGCAACAAGCTTGGAAAAAGGGCTTAAAACTCTCTTTCTCCAAAACTTCTCAGCAGAGTCTACACTCGCGGATCGTCTTTGTTTCGTCGAATCTTCGGCGTCTGACAAAGAGAAATACGAGTGGCTTGGACAAGCTCCCCAGATGGCGGAGCTCGTAGGTGAGCGTAAGATCACGCCACTTTCGAGCACTGGCTACGAGCTTGAGAATACCACTTACGAGAGCACGGTCTCAATTAGCCGGAACCATCTAGAGGACAACCAAACCGGATCAATCCGGCGACGTATCCAGCAGATGGCTCAGACTGCTTCGGCTCACGTCAATAAGCTGGTGATCAACGCTTTGATCAACGGAACCACAAACACGGGTTATGATGGCGCGGCGTTTTTCGCCAACAGCCATACAGCGCGGGGTGACTCCGGAGCTCAAGATAATCTCTTGGCTGGATCAGCTACCACTACCGCAGGCCTAGCCACGGACTTGGCAGCAGCGAAGGCATCAATGCTTAATTTCCTAGACGAGGCGGGCGAGCCCTTCCACGGTGATGGAAACTTGGCGTTGACGGTTGTGGCACCACCGGCACTTGAGAAAAACTTTCGGGAAGTTCTCGGGGCTGGCGTCATTTCTCAAACTGACAACATGCAAAGCGGCATGGCGGACTTGGTGATCTCACCACGTCTTACTGACGCTGATGATTGGTACGTTCTTAGAACTGACAATCTAGCGCGTGGTCTGATTTTCCAGCAGCGATCACCCATTGAGTTTTCGGCTCTTGAGTCAAACACCGAGAGCAGCTTTCTCAAGGAAGTGTACATGTACGGCGTTCGTGCACGGTACGGAGTCGGGTACGCATTTTGGCAAAGTGCAATTAAGACGGTCAACTAATACGTCGGGCCAGCAGTAGCGGCAAGACAGGGACGTCCGGTCAACCCCAAGGATCGGGCGTCCCGTTTTGGGGATAGTATGATTTTCAAACTAAAGCTCAAAGAGCGACAGAGACCGGTCAAGATACGAGACGGCAAAGGCGGCGAGATGCAACGCGTCACCGCGGACGAATGGGTCACCTTTAAAGGTTTCTCAGAGGTCCCCGACTTTATCGAGATTGATACAACTCTCGAGATCGAGATCGCACCAGAGATCACGATCACACCGGCCCCGGCTGCAGTGGTAAGCGAGTCACCACCACCAGCAGCGAAACCCGCTAAACGGCGGCGGGGTCGTCCACCTAAGAAAAAGGCACCGGAACCGGAAGCGGAACCGGTAGCAAGCGAGGATTGATCGGTGGGTACTTATTGCAGCAATGCCCAAGTGGCGGCTCGGCTCCCATACCGCACGTTTAGCGGTTCGAGCTCCCCGTCCACGTCTCAGATCGACGAGTGGATCGATGAGGCGGAGGCAATGCTACACGGACTTTTGAACGCGGTAGAGGTCTCAACCCCAATCTCTGGGGCTGACGGGATCAAGATCATGCGTTCATACGTTCTTGATTATGCAGTAGGTCAAACACGGATCGCTCTAGCGGCGGCGGGTGGTGACGGTGACAACGACGCGGGGATCGACCAGCTCGATCGGTTTTATGAAACCGCGAACGATATCGTCCGCAATCCTATGAAGTACTCCGCCATGTTGGCGGGTGGTTCTGGGTCTTCAGCAGCTCGGACTCTCCGCGGGTACCAGACGGACAATGATGATTCTAAGACCGTCTCCGGCGGTGACTTTAAACCCAAGTTTACAACGTCGGAGGGGTTCTAATGCCTAGCAATCCAAACGGCGTTTGGAATATGGGTTTCGAGCATAAGATGGCCCCGGTTGTCTTAGCATTTCGGGACGCGGAAAAAGGGCTCCAGGGATATAAACCCGCTTTCAAGAGAATAGCTATAGAGCTCTCGGACCATATCCGGAAAAACGTAAGAGCGGGACAAGCCCCAGACGGTACCAAGTGGAAGCCACTATCAAAGCGATACGGACGCAGAAAAGGCGGACGTGCGGCGGGTGTTGCATCCGGTAAGCTAATTCAGACTCTTGGGAATCCAGCTCAAGCCACTATCAGATTGACTAAGACTAAACTTCGTTTTGGTGTGAGGGACCTGCCCTATGCGCGGACGTTTCAGTTTGGACGGAAAAAGGGGCGCGGAGCTGGAAGCGCCACCGGGCGAGCAAACAAGCGAACACCAATCCCACCGCGTCCACTTCTCTTTAATAACGATGTGATGGAGAACGACCCCTATTTTCTGCTTATTGAGGAAATGCTGGCGGACTACCAGGACGAGATAATCGATAAGGTGTATCGGAAAATGTGGGGATTAGCGCGTGGCAGGTGAAAAGCACATAGACTTGGCGGTCACGAGTTTGAGAAACTATCTCAACTCTAATTTGGCCACCTATCTCCGGGCGGTGGAGAGCGCCCAGAGCTTGAGCACCAACGCGTTGACGGACCCGGTTGAGGTTCTCTCGCATAGAGCTCCGTTTGATAACCGGTCTCCACTTGTCGAAGTCTTTGACGAAGGCTGGTCTTTTATCAACGAACGGCAACGCTTGATCGTGGTGGATTG